CTTTTTGGCCGCGACTTCAGCCGGGTGAAAAGTAACTTGAGTCGGGGTCTTGCCCTGACCTTCTTTTACTTTATCAGAAACAGGCTCTAGGTCGTCTTCCAGAGGTCCAAGACGGTTCATATAGTCTTGGGTTGTTTCACCGGGTTGAAGGCTCGGGAGCTCTGTCAACTTCTTGTCTGTCTCTATGTGGACAGCTTCTTCTACACCCTCAGGAAGAGTCGTTGGGTCAATGGTAAGAGGAAACTTGTTGCCACCGAGAAGAACATCAGTGATCTGTCCGTAGGCCGCATTGACTTTTGTCTTTGTGACTTTGACGAATACACGCGACTTTTCTGCGCTAGTGAACTGAACGTCAGGACCGTAGATACCCCGGTAATTACGGTAGGCCTGGAGCCAACGCCTTTCGTCCTCTTCCCTAGCGGTAGAAGCCCTTGAGTACTTGTTACGGACCAGTCCTGCAAGCTCCCCTACCTCAAAGTCTGCAGAGACCTCTTCTTGATCCATACTGACCATAAATTCGTTTTCTTCTTCTTCCATTGTGTATCCTTAGTATCCGAAGATTCCGTCCGCTGCTTGAAAACCAGAGGTTTGCAGGGTTGTGTCAAAATCAAACAAGTTGCTCCGTGGACGACTCATAATACCATACCGAAGTGCGTCATACAAGTGATCCTCTGACTTTGTATCTACGTCCTCTGGGTTTGACTTGTCCAAAGGCAGGACAGGGAGCTGGCTAATAATGTTTCGACAGGTGTTAAAGAAGACAATCCTAGGTTTTTCAGTGTCAGGGTCCACCTGAAGCCTTCTATGAATTTCGTTCTTACCGGCTACCCGAGACCCTCTGCTTCTGTCTGAAGGTCTCCATCGACACCCTCTTGAAATCATTCTCTCAGCAATACTAGGGCCTGGGTCGCCTCTGTTATGCCAAAGGGAGGAGTCAAGAATTCCGTACCGAATGTTTTCCCCTTCTTCCATTTCAAGTATCATATCTGCAAGATCATCAGAGTTTACCTTCGAGACGTAAAGCTCACGGTAGACAATGAGTTTTTCATCCACAGGATCAACAGCAAACCAAAGGACGCCTGTGTGAGAACTGTAACCATAGTCACAAGCTCTGAACTTGGTCCAGTTGTTTGGAATTTTGAAAGGTTCAATGGTATGGATATTCCTGTCAAACTCGGTGAAAGCTGCGCCTTCCAGGATATCCCAGTTACCTTCAAGGAGCTGTTTCCTAAGGTGCTCGGGCATCGACAAAAGGTTCGCCTCGTAGGCACCATCTTCCGCTAGATAGGGGTTGTCAAAGAGGTTAGCAGGGATAAACCTTCTCTTAAACATAGGTTGGCCAACCAGTCCGTTCTTTTGTGCAAACTTAGAGTTAGCAGGCCAACTAAGTACTTCCCCTGTATCCGGGTTCGTAGCCCAGAAAGCTTTGTTAGGTACCTCCGGGTCTACGAACATCTTTTTGACCCACTGCATACCTGGGCCACCTGGGTTCGTAGTAGCTCGTGCATATAGTTCAAGACCGGAATCAGAGGTAGTCCGTAGACGAGACCTCATGTAGTTCCAGGCATAAGGAGAACTCCACTGTGTGAGCTCGTCGAAACCAATCCAAGTAAAGGCTTGGCCCTGATACCTTGTAACGTCTTCGTCCCTATCTAGGTAAGACATCCAAAGCTTTGCTCCCCAAGGACTGGTCCAGGTTTTGTCTCTTTCAGACCAGTGCATCTTCTTGTGAATTGCAGGGTATAGCTCTTTGGACTTAGCGATTAGTTCTCGAAGTTCTTCCGTAGTACGGCGGACCAAGAGCATATTTGCTTTAGGGTTCTGAAAGTACCTAACGGGGTCCGCGAGCATTGCGTACGACTTCCCTCCTCCAGCACTATTTTTCGTTACAGAACAATGACTTACAAGAAAAGTGTGCGAAGGGTCTTCAACAGTTATACATTTGACCTTTTTGTACCCCACGGGTTTAATACTTGTAATATACTTCCTAGGACGGTGAAAAGAAAACCTTTTCCAACGAGCAACCTTTCGACTAAGTCTAAAGGGACAGACACTGGAGGCCCCTAGATAAATTCGGTAAACGTCCTCCTCTTGGTGACAGATAACCCTAAATCCCAGGGATTCAGCTAGAAAAATAAAATCATCCTTCAACCGAGCAGAAATGGTTGTGTACTTCAGCTCAGCGGAACGACGAGTAGAGTTTTCACGGACAGTTCCGTCAGTGTCCATCAGACCTTGTAGAAGAGCTGTTCTCGTTTCTACGTCGTTGTAGAGGTACAACGGAGGAATAAACTTGTTATCTGACCTTGTACCGGTAAGACCAAGTTCTTTAAAAGCGTTCCAGATAACTGAGTCTTTGTTTTTAGACCCGCCGTATTGGCCTCGGGTAAACTTCCATTGAATAGAGCCCTTGATTTTTTTAGGACTATACCCTTTAGGTAGATTAAAATAGTCAACAATCTCAGTGTCAACTCCCGTAAGAGTCATGTTAGGACGAGAGGTAAGACAACCGTCTCCTAACATACAACCCACAAAGTAGGGGTCTAACGGAACTTGACTGGTCTCAAACTCTACTGGCTTAGTTAGAGGAACAAAATATTTGCGTCTATTCCTAGGGAGAGTGTAGTCGAGGAGTTCTACAGTTCGCTTCTCACGGAAAGGACTGTTAGTTTTTGCCCAGTCCGCTGTACCGACCAACCATTTGTGCCCAGCAGAAGCAACAATTTTTGTACCGTCTTGAAAAGTAACTTCGTAGGATTCTTCCTTACCTTCAAAAGGAATTTCGGATACTTTGGTCTGCTTTCCTTCGTGAGTAAAGACAATATCCCCAACGTCAATATCCTCTATGGGTTTGTAGCCCGTAGGAGTAAGCACAGGGGTATCAAGAGTCAAGGGGCCTCCGTAAAGGACCTCTTGCTCAGTGGCCGCTAGGAAGTCCGTCTGAGGACCTGGGTTAGGCTCAAAGGCAACTTCCCGAGCCTTCTCTTCTAGTACCTCGGGTTCTACCTCAGCTTCCTTCGGTTTCGCCGGTACGGTATTGCTTTCTTCCGAGACATCTTTCTTCGATTTTTTTGGCCTTGTCCATTGCCTCTTTGTAGCGTTTGGCAAGTTCGTAGTAGTTTGCAGCTTCTCTTTTACGCTTTTGCTCACTTTTTATCCTCGATCTAAGTCCTGCGTGAGTGATATACCTGCCACTCTCTTCTGAAAGCCAATTAGCTACATCTCTGTAACTGTAGTTCTTTAGGTGTTTCTTGGCGAGTTCCAAAAGGTCTAGTTCTTCTGGAACAGGAATCAGTATGTCCTCGTCGTAAGGGTCTTGTTCGTAGCCAAAAGGAACAACTCTTCCAACCCTTACAATAGGAACCCAGTAGTACTCGTTCTCTACTATCCTCGGTTTAGGAAGTTTGAACTCACTCTTTATCTTCGCCATGGTTTTTCTCCGGGAGGTAGAACACCGGAAGGTCCGTCTCTACCTCTACCTTGTCTTTAGGTTTATGACCGGCTCTATCAAGAATATCCTTGGAGGCTGCAATAATCTCTTTGTTACCTAGGCGAGTAGGATTGTCCAGGACGCTTACCATCTTTGCTGCAGCTTTGGCACCATGATTGACAAGGTACTTCTTGGTTAGCTCAGCAATCTCGTCTTCCAGGCTTTTAACAATACTACTGGGACGAACAGTTTCGCTGTAACCCGCCAGTCTTTTCGCAGCAACAAAATCCCCTTCAGCCTCATCGAAAAGGACATCCAAGAACTTCTGTTGTCTTTCTGTAAGGACTCTGTCAGTCATTACCACTCCTCTCTCATTCTGAGTTGGGAAACTATTGAGCCGGTACCGGACACGGTTCTTGCACAAAGAGTCAGAACACTACCGTTAGGCACGTCAAAGTCTACTGAAGCTTGTCCTAGCTCTGCTTGGTTACCGGAGCCTGCAGGTACCAACTGTTGCCAGACTACCTGTCCTCCTGAAATTGCCGTTGCACTTGTGTCAGACTCCAAGGCTGTCTCTGTTGAACTGTGATTAGTAGGGGTGCCGAAAGAAGCTCCTGTAAGAGTTCCACCTACTCTTAGTTCCACTATGTGTGGCTCTGAAGCCTGGATACTATCAAACCCTTGGACCTTGACAGAACGATCACCAAAGTTGGTCTTCCTCCTAAAACTTACTAGAGGTATCACAGAGGCACTGGTGCTTTCACTTCCTCTGAAGTCTGCTGTGAACCGATACTTTGGAACATAGGTTCCGATAACACTGTACTGTCATCCGCCAACGTAAGTGCTAAAATCTGAAGCGTCTCCTCCGTTGTTTGTCTCAGCAAAGACTTGAAGGTTTGGGCTCTCAACAGACACACCCTGGGAAGGTCTAAAGGAATGGACCGGAATCGTTGCTTGGCTGTACTTGTAACCTTCGTCTACGGACTCTCCAGACTCCAAAGGAGGAATAGCGACAACACTGAAAAGAATTTGGCCGTAGCCATACCAAGTGAAATCAATTTGGTAGATATTGCCGTTGGAGGTATCGAGATTGTACCCCGAGGGACCGCTTCCGTCCAAAGAGTCAATGTTCCAGTTCTCTTGCCTTACCTTGGACTCAACACCATTCTTTAGGACAGCAACAAAGACACCAGAGGAATCTTTACCAAAGTAGAACCCATCGTTATCGTCTTGAGAAAGACCTCCCCACTTTGCGTAGGAGTTTCCAGAAGGTCCTGAAGGAATTCTCACACCGATACCAAGCTGCGCTCCGTACCCAGGGATATACCTTCCCACCTCTGCGCTTTCCAACTTGGCTGAGCTTGAGGCCGTGGTCCCTGTGGACAAAGAAATCTCTCCACTAGAGGAAGAAATACTTCCGGAACCCGTCGTCGTCTCTATGTCTCTCAAAGCAGAAGTGCCGTAAGAACTGTTCAACTCAATAATAGGAGTCCTTGTAGAAGTAAGAACCTCATCAAACTGAGTATTGTTCTGAATCTGCACCCTCTGCGCAAAAGAACCACGGGAGACATAAGGGTCTCTGCTCAGCTCTCTTTGAAAACCGGGGTTCTTAGTAAATGACATATATCAGCAATCCCAAGCTTTTCGACTCCAGTAGTTTGCACTGAACTTGTCATTCTTGCCCTTAAT